ATTCCACTTGGAGGACTTCGACGCCTGTAACTGGAGGGCCGTCGCTTGAGTCCTGAGCTTGTTGCTTGGCTTGCTTCTTGCGCTGGCGATCCGCTGGCCTTCGTGAAGGGCGCCTTCCCCTGGAACGAGGCTGGCACGCGCCTGTTAGGCTTTAGCGGCCCTGAGCCTTGGCAAGTCGAGATCTTGAGCCGGATTCGCGACGGCCTTCCGCACAGCAGGGCAATTCAGCTCGCGACAGCCTCTGGGCATGGCGTTGGGAAATCGGCGCTTGTGTCGTGGATTATCATTTGGGCGATGGCCACCAAGCCCGATACCAGAGGCGTGGTCACCGCCAACACAGAAACTCAGCTCAAAACCAAGACTTGGGCCGAGCTTGGCAAGTGGTTCCATATGTTCATTGGTCGGGAACACTTCAAGCTCACAGCGACAGCACTCTTTGCGGATGATGAGGTACATGAGCGAACATGGCGCATCGACATGGTTCCGTGGTCTGAGAGGAACACTGAGGCTTTTGCTGGATTGCACAATCAGGGACGACGAATCCTTGTTATCTTCGACGAGGCCTCGGCTATACCTGATATTATTTGGGAAACGACTGAAGGTGCGCTTACCGATGCGAACACTGAGATTATTTGGGCGGTGTTCGGCAATCCAACCAGAAATACTGGTCGTTTCAAAGAGTGTTTCCCGGGCGGACTCCATGCAAGAGCTTGGCGAACTTACCAAGTGGATTCAAGAAGTATATCTTTCACCAACCACCAACAAGTAAACGAATGGATCGCTGCTTATGGAGAGGACTCTGATTTCGTTAGAGTTCGCGTACGAGGAGTTTTCCCAAGAACTGGCGAGATGGAGTTCATCTCCGCAGAGCTTGTGGGTGAGGCAGCGACAAGGGAAGCTACGTCGCACGCTCATGAAGCTCTCGTTATCGGTGTCGATGTTGCGCGCTATGGCGATAACGAAACGGTAATTTACATTCGCAAAGGAAGAGATGGACAGACTTACCCGCCTGTGCGCTTACGTGGTGCAGACGTTATCACGGTGGCATCGCGAGTGTCGGAGGTATCGGCCCAGTACAATGCTGACGCGATCTTCGTTGACGGTGGAGGCGTTGGTGGTGGTGTCGTTGATTGTCTTCGCAGCCTTAGTGTTCATTGCTTTGATATTAACTTCGGCGGAAAATCCGACGCTACATCAGTCACTACCGAAACCTTAGGGATGCTCTTCGCAAACAAGCGCGCTGAGATGTGGGGTGCGATGCGAGAGTGGCTCAAGACCGGCGCGATCATCAACGACCCAGACCTTCGCGCACAGCTCGTCGGGCCGACGTACACCTTCAACCTCAAGAGCGAGATCCTCCTCGAAAAGAAAGAGGACATGCGAAAGCGAGGGCTTGAGTCCCCCGACCTCGCCGACGCCCTCGCTCTTACCTTTGCCTATCCAATCGCAATGCACCTCGGCGCTGGCGGCCACCTCAGTGGCCAAAAGGTCATCTCCGACTACGATCCAATCGCAGCGTTCGAGAAAGAGATAGGCCACAACCGACAACCTTATGGAGAAGCAGCATGAGCTTCGGCGGCGGTTCACCTCCCCCAATGGTTGTTCCACCGACGCCTATTGGCGCCCCGTCTCTAGCGCCAGTGGGACAGAAGCCAAAGAGAAAGCCCACTCAACCGACTGTGGTTGGCGGGGAAGTCGGTCCGACCGCACAGCAAACACAGCAATCTGAGCGCACCCTTCTTGGTGGTACGCCATCCACATTAGGCACCTAATGGCAACCGTTCCGACCAACGGAAACGTCACGTCAATGATCCCACCTTGGGCTAGACCGACGCAAGGCGACCTGCTTCAGGCTGCGGCGATTATGGATGGACATGGGAAATTTCAGCAGGTAGCAGGTGAGGTGCTACCGTTCACCGGCGAGAAACGCGACGCACGCAAGATGACGACCGACGAGTACAACAAGATGTACACAAATAGGCTACTGACGCGTAGCCTTGGTGGAGGCGCCTCGGTGCTACCAATTAAGCCAGAGGACAAATAGTGGCCACCGCCCAATACGGTCCAGGTCGAGGTCGCGTAGATATCTCTGCGCAGGCGGATCAGGGCGCCCAGGTCTACCGCCTTCCACCAAAGCAAGATCTAGACTTACGCAAGCAAGCGGAGGGACGCCTCATTGGACTACGTGTCAATCGCTATAGTTGGTGGGTACATTGGCGCGAGTGTGCTGACTATACACTCCCTCGTCGCTATAAATGGATCATCACCCCAAACCAGATGGCGCGAGGCTCGCCAATTAACCAACATATTCTTGATAGCACTGGCTCTCTCGCTGCTCGTAATCTGGCTGCTGGGATGATGACTGGCTGCACCGATCCAACCAAGCGCTGGTTCCGCTTGCGGATAGGTCGGGAAGACTCGACCATGACCTCCCCAACATCGCTCTGGCTTGCCGAGTGCGAGCGCATCCTCAACCTGATCTTTCAAGAATCCAACTTCTACCCATCAATGGCAGTCCTCTACTTCGACCTCGTGGTCTTCGGCACCGCCACCATGATCATCTACGAGGACTATGAAAATGTTATTAGGTGTTTTAACCCCTGCCTTGGCGAATTCTATCTCGACAACGATCAGTCGTTTTGGCCTGCGGTTTTGTATCGGGAGTTTACACTCACTATCGATCAAACAGTCCGCGAGTTCGGGATCGATGCTGTATCGCCTGCCGTTGCACGACTTTATAAAGAAGGTGGTGCTAGCCTCACCCGCGAACTTGTCGTAGCGCATGGGATTGAACCAAATGACGATGGACGGAAGTTCGGCATCCCCGAACACTTTAAATATCGGGAAGTCTACTGGGAGTGGATGGGCACCGCTTCTCCACAAGGTGGAGCTAGTTCGCCTCCCGGCATCTTGCGCAAGCGCGGATTTCATGAACAACCTTACCTTGCTGTGCGATGGGATCTTGTATCAAATGACCCCTACGGAAGATCCCCTGGTATGGACGCCCTTCCCGATATTAAGCAACTCCAGCTAGAAACCAAACGCAAAGGCCAAGGCATTGATAAACAAGTCAACCCACCAATGGTGGCGGACATCCAACTCAAAAACCAACCTGCTTCTCTCCTTCCTGGTGGCATTACATACATCTCCGGAATGGTTTCCCAGGGTCGCACTGGATTTGCACCTGTATATGAGGTTAATCCCAACCTTGCCGATATGAAGGAGGATCTCATTGAAGTTCGAGAGCGAATCAAAGAGACCTTCTACAACAACCTCTTTCAAACGATTTCGCAGTACGAGACGCGGTCCAATGTCACGGCCGCCGAAATTGACGCCCGACGGTCGGAGTCCATGGTCATGCTCGGACCTGTACTGGAACGACTCTGCTTTGAGGGGCTCAAACCGGCTGTTGAGCGCACTTTTGCAATCGCATCCAGAGCGGGCATCTTCCCTCCAGCCCCTCAAGAAATCCAAGGACGAAACATAGAGATGGACTTCGTCTCTATGCTCGAGCTCGCGCAAGATGCTGCGCAAATGGCCGGGATAGAGCGGATCATGCAGATGGTCGGGCAGCTCGAAGGCGTACGCCCTGAGGCTATAGACGTCGTCGATACCGACTATGGGATCATGAAAGCATCGCACCTCCTCAACAATGATCCCAAGCTGATCCGCTCGCCCGCCGAGCTCGAGAAAATCCGACAACAGCGTCAGCAACAGCAGCAGGCAGCTCAAGCAGCTCAAGCAGCCGACCAAGCTCAAAAGCTCTCCGCTGGCGCAAAGAACCTCTCCGACACTGACGTCGGTGGAGGACGCAATGCCCTTCAACAAATGATGGGAGGTTTAGGTGGCGGATAAACACGCAGCACTTAAACAACACCTCGCGAAGGCAAAGGCCGCCCACGCGCAGACAGGAAAATCCCTCGACGCGATTGAGCAAATCATGTCTGCGCTTAAGGGCGCCCAGCAACAGCAACCTGCACAGCCTGCTACTCCGGCAATGACGCCTGGAGTGTCACCCCTTGGTGGACAAGCGACGTGACCTATGATGCCGGTAACAAAAGACACGTCGACCTCCTCAGTCGTCATGCTAAGCTCGAGGAGGAGGCCAATCGGACCGTCATCAACTCCATTATGGGCATGGCTAATGGTCGGGCTTACATTCACGAC